ATCGTGTATCCTAATAAGAAAGTGCTTCATGTATTCTTAGCAGGTGGTGATAAAGGCTATGGAATTAAACAAATTACGGACATGCACGATGATGCGATGGCATGGGGTAAATTACAAGGCTGTGATGGCATGACAGTAGCAGGACGTAAAGGATGGAAAAAAGTCCTTGAGTCACGAGGATGGTCAGAACAGTTTACAACATTATTGAAGGAGTTTTGACATGAGTGGTGGTGGTGGAAAAGGTGGTAGCAAAAAAACGGAGACAACAATACCTGAATGGGTACGTGCTCCTGCTGACAGAAACCTACAAAGGGCAGAAGCTGTACAACAAATTAAGTACATGCCCTACACAGGAGGTCAAGTAGCCGCACTAACACCTACACAAGAAGCGGCAATGAACAACAACATATCAACTGCACAAGCATTTGGTTTGTTAGACCCTAATAGCACGTTAACAGCAACAAGTGGGATGCCAACTCCAACAACATACGATAATGGTATGAGGGGTTATGGCTCAATAGATTTATATGACCAAGCACTAAAAGAACTTACAGCTAGAGACCCTGCAAACATGGCGGCTTACAACAACTTATTCGGTAATGCTGTACCTGCCAATGTAGCACGTTCATCAGGTGGAGGAGGTCGAAGTGGAGGAGGCACACCACCTGCCTCAAGACCTGCGTACAATCCGTACAATCCAAATACTTGGAGTACAAAAGATAGATTAGCACACGAAGCACAAGTAAGTCCAAATAGTACAAACAGTCAGTTAGAAAGTGCTTACGGACAAAAATCAAATTATGTGCCTACTAATAAAGACAGAATGCACAGAGGAAAAACTATGACAGACCGAATCAATAAAGCCGCAGGTAGTAATATTGCTAGAAGGTCAGGTGGAAAATATGGCTTTAGTATATAACAGGAGATAATTATGGCTAATCAAGGACTACCCGGTGGTCAAACAACTCCACCAAACATAAACAGCCTAGCCGCACAAGGTGTGCAAGGTGCAGGGATGGGTACTGTAGCAGGAATGGGTTATCAACCACAGCAAGTAGGTGTAGCAGGACAAAGTGCGACAGTAACACCACAGACTCTTGCAGGTACAAATATGCAACCTTACATGAATCCATACGAAGATGCTGTAGTTAAGGCTAATGAGGCTGACATCTTACGTGGTGCACAAATGGGCATGAATAATCTACAAGGTCAAGCTCAAGCCGCTAAAGCGTATGGTGGCAGTAGGCATGGTGTTGCTATGGGTGAGATAGGCAGAGATACTGTTAGTCAATTAGCTCAAGCATCAGCAGGACTTAGACAAGCAGGTTTTCAAAATGCTCAAAACATGGCATTACAAGATATTAGCAACAATTTTCAAGGGCAATTAGCTAACCAACAAGCAGGTATGGGTGACATATCTAATCAGCTACAGGCTAGTCTTGCAAATCAATCAGCAGGTTTACAAGGTGCAGGACAAAGATTAGGTGCGGCAAACCAACTTGGTCAAATAGCTAATCTTGGATTTGGCATGGGTCAGCAGGTAAATAACAACTTAATGCAACAAGGTATGCAACAACAAGCTATGCAACAAGCATTGTTTGATGCGGCACAGAAACAATTTCAAGGCTTCACAAATCAACCTGTTAATAGTCTTGGTTATGTTACTGCCGCACTTGGTAATACACCAGTACCTGAAACGCAAACAACAACTAAACAAAATGGTCTGTTTGATTACCTAACAGCCGCAACGCAAATGTACGGAGGCTAAAATGTCATTAGGACTTGGACAATTATTTGGTGGACTTTTGTTAGGTCAAATGGCAGGAGGACTGTTAGGTGGTAAACAAGAAGAAGAACAGCCAACACAAATGGCTAACAACAGCATTGGTGGTGCATTTCAAGGCATAAGTAACTCTATGTTTAAAGGCATGAGTCAAGAAGAAGTGTATCGCATGGGTCTTGGATTTAATACTTTACGTCTTGAGCCTGACCAAAATTTAGCCACATCCTACGAATCAAGATTAAAAAACGCTAATGCAACAAAAGCTAAAACAGAACAAACAAATCAAACAATACAGTTTCTAGCTAACTTAAAATCAGATGCTTATCCAAATGGTAGAGCCGACTTAATACAATTAGTTCAGGCAGGATTAATTGCTCCATTAGATGCAGTTGCAGAAGCAAGAAAACCACCAACAAAAGAAAGCGAATCAGCTATAGCAGAGCAGTTAAGAATGTTACGTGACCCTGATGTAACCGACTTTGAATATGCAACATTGTATCCTTCAGCAAACCAATCTGATTTACAAGTCAAATTAGAATTAATTGATGCGGCAACTGACCCTGAAACTGGTGAGCTTAATATGTCTGATGGCAGGATGCAAATTCTTGGTATTACTGAGCCGGCTGTTTATAAACAACAAACAGCAGATTTAGAACAAATGTTTAAAGATGGTGATATTACTGAAGATGAATTTAAAGAGGGTAAGTTAAAAATATTAGGTGCATCAATGCCTAATGCTAATGAAAAAGCACCACGATTTGAGTATTTACATCAACTAGCTACACAAGTAAATGGATTGACAGAAGGTAGTGCAGAGTATAAAGAGTTTATTAATGCTAATATTGATGGTAAAGCAATGACAACTGAAATTAATCTTAATGATAATGAAGATGCCGCAAGTGCTTATTTAAAAGCTTATTTGCCTAAATACATTGAAGAAAGTAGTGGTATTGTTAAAGAAGTTGATATTGCAATTAGTCAATTAGACAAACTTGGCGATTTAATGGATATTTTAGAAGCTGATGATACTGGACAAGGTGTAGCACCTTACACAGGTATATTCCAACCAATGTTAACTCAAGCATCACGAATGATAACTTCTCTTGGTATTGACAGAAAATATGCATCAGAAATTGAAGCATATAAAAACGCTAGTGGTGAAGCAGAAAAAGCTAAAGCAAGAGATATTTTATATGAGAAATTGGTTAAGACAGAAATTACTAAAGTAATGACTGGTAGTGATGTATTCCCAATGATTAGTTCACTTGGTATTGGTGCTAGAGGATTAGATACACCTGCTGAAAGAGATTTCTTAATTAGTGTTATGACTGGTTTACCGAACATGACTCTAGATACATTAAAGTACATGACTAAATTTAGAATACAAATGTACATAGATGGTCTTGAAAAATACAATAAAAAAGTACAGTCAGGTTATTTCAAGATGCACAATAACAACCAACAGTTAATGCCACGTGAGGTAATTGATTTAGAGCCTTTGTATAGATATACAGAAACTGGTGAAAAAATTGAAAGAGATGATGCAGGTGACAGGGTAATAACATACACACAAGAAGAATATGATTTAATAATGAAAGGTCTAGGTGGACTAAACTAATGGAAGAATTTTCGCAACAAGATTTATTTAACGCAATCCTGAATTACGAAAAAGCAGGTGATACTGAAAACGCACAAAAAGTTCGTGAAATATTAATGCGTGAGTATCCAAATTCAATGGATGAAATAAAAGTTGCACAACCTGTTTTGACTGAAGAAGAAAAATTAGCTCAAGCTGTTGAGGCAGATGAAGCTCGTACAGCAGAAAATAAAGAAGTTTTAGCACAGAGTAAGCACTTAGGCAACATTCCTATACAAGCAGGTCTAACATCTTTTTCTTCAGGCTATATGTTTACTGGTGAGCATTTAGACGAGCAGATAGGTGCAATCCATGGTGAAGAAGCAATGGAATACACTCGTAGAATGCAAGAAGCTTTTGCCGAAGAATATCCAAAAACTAACATGGCATTAAGAATGGCAGGTGGCATAACAAGTACAATTCCTATGGGTGCTTATGCAGGTACTGCTAAATTATACAAATGGTTACAAGGTCTTCCCAATCTGTACAAATATGGTGGTGGTATGGGAGCAGGTGGTTTATTTGGAGCAGTAGAAGGATTTACTTCAGGAACAGGTATACAAGGAGCAGATGAGACTGGTGGGGCACAAAACCGAGGTCAGAATGCTATGGAAATGGGTATATCAGGTGGTTTATGGGGTACTTTAGGTGCAGGTGCAGGACATGCACTAACAGATATAGGTGCGAAAGCATGGGTTAGTATTAAGGATGGTCTAAAAAACAACACAGTTAAAGAAATCAAAGAATTATTTGACCTTCAATCAGGAAAAACAGCAGAAATAATAAAAACATATGTGCAGGACTCCAGTCTATCGTTTGGTCAACTAATGGAAAGATTAAGATTAGGTGGTAGAGATGCACAAATTCCTGATGCAGACGATGCAATGGCAAAATTGCTCGATATTATTACTATACATGGTGGTGAGGGTGCTTCTATTGTAGTTAACAGCGTTAAAGATAGAGCAAATAAACAACTTGCAGGAGTTGAAAGAAAACTTGACCAAAAATTAGGTGCATTAGAAGTTGACCCTACAACTGGACTAAAAATGGATGCTACTGACATGGCACAAGTTGTAGCTAAAAACACAGCTCCTACAAGAACTAAAGCATACAAAAAAGCGTATTCACAAAAGATTAATTACAATGCTCCTGATGGTCAGGCTGTACTTGAGGCACTCAACAGGATTGACCCTAAAATAATGCAACAAGCAATGTCTAAAGCAAATGCAAGACTAAGATTTGATGGAGAAGATTTAGGACAAAGTGGTTTTGAACTAGGTGAAGATGGTCTATTAAAAATGGTTAACAACCCTAATATGTTACAACTAGACTACATAAAACGTGCTTTAGGTGAGTTAGCTTATGGTACAGGTGATGTCATGAAAAACGGAAGATTTGTACAAACACCTGAAGCTCAATTGTATTCACAAATGTATACATTGTTAAATAAAACACTAAAAAACGTCAATAAACCAAAAAAAGGAGATTCAGCTTACGAGACTGCTACTAAATTAGGTCAAGACAAAATACAAAGACAAAATGCTATAGAATTAGGTCAACAAATGTTAAACCCTAATGTAAATGCTAGAACTATATCAAGAGCTATGCAAGATGCAGGTGATGCAGAAAAAGCTATGGCAAGATTTGGTTTTAGAAGCAAAATTGATGAAACATTAGCAAACGTAAAAAGAACTATTAATTCACCTGAGATAGATACAAACCAAGTAAAAAAATTACTTGAATCAATGAGTACAGACAATGTGCTTAATAAATTAAATGTTCTTTTGCCTAAAAAAGATGCTAAACAAATTGCTAAACAACTAGAAACAGCAAGAATTGCACTAGAACTTAAAGCTTCTGTTGCTAAAGGCTCACAGACTGCTGAACGAGTTCTTGGTGCAAACAGAGTAGACAGCATTATTAAAGGAATACCTGATGCTATGGGTGAAATAGCTCCTTTACGTACTGGGCAGTTAATTGCACAAAATGTTTTGAAATCTAAAGCTTTAAGTGATAGCAGAAAAGATTTAATAATGAAAGAACTAGCAAATGCTATGTTAGGTTCTAAGGGTATGGCGGCTAGAAAAAAGTATGAACTGTTGTACAAGGCAGTTAAAAAAGGTCAAGCAACTGACCAACAAATACTAGAAATTGCTCAATTTATTGCAGGTAAGATTACAGTTGCACCTGTAAATATGAGTATGAATGTTATGGAAGACACAGAAACAGATGCAAACATTATGTTAGGTATATCTAATTTTATGCAGAGGTAAAGAATGGCAGAACTAAAAAAAATGAGTGATGATGAAGTACAAAGCATTGTTAAAGATGCTTTAGACTCTGCAATATCATTTGTTGAAAGCGAAATAGCTGAAGACAGAATAAAGTCTCAACGTTACTTTGAAGGTGAAGTAGATATTGGGCAAGAAGATGGTCGTTCTAAAATAGTGTCAACTAAAGTAAGAGATACTATTCGTGCTATAAAGCCTAGTCTTATGCGTGTGTTTTTATCTTCTGAAAACCCTGTAGAATTTATACCTACAAGTCAAGAAGATGTTACAGGAGCAGAACAAGCAACTAAGTTTGCACATTGGAAATTTCAACAGCTAGATGGCTATAGATTATTAAATGATGCAATACATGATGCATTAGTAAAAAAGACTGGTGTTATTAAAATTTGGTGGGAAGACAACAAAGAAGCTGAAATACATTCGTATACAAATGTAACTGAAGAAGAAATGTTTGCAATTGTTAACGATGAAAACGTAACAGTATTAGAGCATTCAACAGAAGTAGAAATGGAAATGAATGAAATGGGTATTGAAATGGAAGTGCCTATGCATTCACTCAAAGTAAGTTACGAAAAACAGACAGGTAATTTGCAAATGGAATCTGTTCCACCTGAAGAGTTTATTGTAGATAGAAACGCTAAAAGTGTAAGTGATGCACACATTGTAGCTCATCGTACTGAAATGAGAGTAAGTGATTTAGTACAAATGGGTTATGATTTTGAAGAAATATCTAATTTGTCAGGATTGTCTTCAGATGACACTTACACAGACTCAGAGGCATTTGAGCGTAAAGGTTATGAACAAGATGAAGATGAACATAATGCTGACCCATCAATGAAAAATGTTTCAGTAACTGAGGCATACATGAAGATGGACAAAGAAGGCACAGGTGTGGCTATTATGTACAGATTGCTTCTTGCAGGTGGTGATGATAAAGTATTAGAGTGTGAGCCATACGGTGATGTACCATTTGCAGTATTTGAAATAGACCCTGAGCCACATACATTTTTTGGTCGTAGTGTTGCAGACTTACTTATGAATGACCAAGACTCTTCTACTGCTATGCTAAGAGGAATGATGGACAACGTGGCATTGACTAATTCACCAAGACAAGGTTATGTGCAAGGACAGGTAAATGTTGACGATTTAATGAACAACGAGATAGGTGGTTTAGTAAGAATGAAGTCACCACAAGCGCTTGTAGATATTGCAACTCCTTTTGTCGCAGGTCAGGTATTAACTGCGATGCAATACATGGACGATGCTGTTGAAGCTAAATC